GACACAGTTGCAACTGGCGCAGAGCGCACCGCAGATGCACAACATGTATGAGGCATATCGCCGCATGTATGAAGCCATTGGTGTGCGGGATATTGACCAAATTCTCAATTCACAAAACGTGGACAAGCCAAAGGACCCTGCAAGCGAGAATGCACAGGCGCTTGATGGCTCACCACTGAAGGCTTTTGCGGGTCAGCAGCACGATGCGCACATCATGACGCACATTTTGTTTGGTTTGAACCCAATGATGCAGGGTATGCCCAACGTTGCGGTCAATGTGCAGAAACACATCTTTGAGCACATTCGTTTGAAGGCCGAGGAAGAGGTGGAAGCCGAGTTGTTCCAGCAGTATGGTACTGATCCTGATAGTTTGATCTCTGCTTTGCAGCGTGAAGCGATGGTTGCAATGAAAGTTGCGCAGGGTTATCAGGAAGTCAAGCAGTTGCAGACCCAGTTGATGGGCCCACAGACTGATCCACTGGTTGAATTGAAGAAACAAGAGTTGTCTCAAAGTGCTCAGCGCGATCAGGCTAAGCTACAAGTGGATCAACAGCGCCTTGGCCTTGACCAACAGAAGGAACAAGCTGATGTTCAGTTTGATTCTGCACGTTTAGCACTGCAACAACAGGCTGCTGCACAGAAGAATTCGCAAGATGCAATTAGAAATGCCCAACAAGGAGCAAAAAATGCAAACCAAAGCAACAAAAAGTCCTAAAAAAGCGCCTAAGGAAATGTCCGGAGCGCCAAAACGTGTAAAAACACCACAAAATGACCCACATGTAACGTATGTTTACCGAAAAGATGCATTTAAGAAGGTAAAAATAGCGTAATAGTGTGCATAATGCACACGTAACCTTCGGACAGGGGTCTATCTGTCTGCTTCATTGGAGTTATCCATGCTTGAATTTGCAGAGAAAGTCATATTTGCCATTCGCAGGCTTGAAAACGAGACTAAAGACTTCGTTAGCAGCGGCAATGTCAAATCGATGGAGCAGTACAAACATTTGATGGGCCGGTTAGAGGGTTATGCGTTTGTTCAGGAAGCCATACAGGATGTCTTGAACAAGAACTCTGATCTTTAAAGGACCAAACAGATGGAAATGACTGCATTAGAGAAGCGATGGGCTGAGGAAGCGGTTGAAAAAGCCGCCGCTGAAGCTTCTGCTGCTGAGGCTGCCAAGATTGAAGAGGCAGAAGAAGAGCAACGCATCGAAAACATCAAGGACCACCTTCCACAGCCTACCGGTTGGCGGATTGTTGTGTTGCCCTACAGAGGCGCTAAGAAAACCAAAGGCGGCATTGAACTAGCCGAAGAAACTTTGGAACGACAGCAACTTACTACCACTTGCGCATACGTTTTGGCCGTTGGCCCACTTGCTTACAAAGACACCGACAAGTTTCCGGACGGTCCTTGGTGTAAAGAAGGCGATTGGATCATTTTTGGTCGTTACGCGGGCGCACGTATGGGCATTGATGGCGGAGAGATCCGTATTCTCAATGATGACGAGATTTTGGCCCGCATCAGCGATCCAGATGACATTCTGCACATGTAAGGAAGCATATGACACAAGTAATGAACGATTCGCAACTTGAGTTTGACCTTGGAGAGGGCGAGAAGGCTACAGATGTGAGCTTTGACCGACCTGAAAGCGACGAGAGCCCTGCGGCACCTGAACAAGAAACAAAAATCTTTCAAAAACCTGAAGCAGAAGCTGCTCCTAGGAATGAATTGGATGAGATCAGTGAAGGTGTGCAAAAGCGCATCTCCAAACTCACTGCGCGCATGCGCGAAGCCGAGCGCCGTGAGCAGGCAGCCCTTGAGTACGCTAAGGGTCTGCAAAACCAGACACAAAACCTGCAGCAAAAGCTTGTACAGACGGACTACAGCCGTTTGAATGAAGCAAAGACAAGGCTTGAGACACAACAAACGCAATTGCGTCAAATCATTGCCAAGGCTCGTGAAGAAAACGACATTAACACTGAGTTGGAAGCGCAAGAGCGCTTATCTGAGTTAGGTGGTGAGCAGCGTCAAGTGGCTGGTTGGTTGCAGACACAGCAAGAGGCCGTTCAGCAGCAGAGTTACCAGCAAGCGCAACCAGCGCAAGCTCCTGTACAACAACGCGCTCAACCTAATCCTCAAGCAGAGGATTGGGCAGAGAAGAATCCTTGGTTTGGCCAAGACCGCGTGATGACTTACGCTGCTTGGGGCATACATCAAACACTTATTGAACAAGAAGGTGTTGACCCCAATTCAGAGGAGTACTATACTGAACTTGACAAACGTGTTCGTGATACATTCCCGACCAAGTTTAAAGAAGAAACCAGACAACAGCGTTCCGCGCCTGCTGTTGCCCCTGCCGCCCGTAGTTCGGGAATTAATAGTGCGCGCCGTACTGTCCGGCTTTCGCCGAGTCAGGTTGCTATAGCAAAAAAACTGGGCGTTCCTCTTGAAGAGTATGCCAAGTATGTTAAGGAGTGAAACAATGACTAAAGTTACTATCGACAAAGCCCCTCGCGCAACCCGCGATACGGAAAAACGTCGCCGTCCTTGGACCCCTCCCTCACGTCTTGACGCGCCTCCTGCCCCTGAAGGGTTTAAGCATCGTTGGATTCGTGCTGAAGTAAACGGTCAACTGGACAAGGCTAACGTCTACAGTCGTCTTCGTGAGGGCTATGAACTAGTCCGTCTTGAAGAGTTGCCCGAAGAATACCAAGGCATGATGCCTACCGTTGATGACGGTAAGCATGCTGGTGTTGTTTCTGTTGGTGGTCTTTTGCTTGCAAGAGTTCCCGATGAGACAATTGCCGAGCGCAACGAGTATTACCGTCGTAAGGCTCAGGAACAGTTACACGCTGTTGACAACGAGATGATGCGAGAAAACGCTCACTCTACAATGCGGATCCAGAGCCCCGAGAGGAGTTCGCGCACTTCATTCCGTCAGCCGCAAGGTTGATTCTTTAATTTTTGTAGGAGCTACAAATGGCAAACGTAAATAAGCCTTTTGGCCTGCGTCCCGTTGGTAACCTGTCAGCCACTGGCGCTCAAAAGCAGTACGGCTATCAGATTGCTGACAACCAGTCCGGAGCAATTTATCAAGGCGATTTAGTCGTCGTATATGACGGTTACATCATTAAGTATGACCCAGCTACACACACTGCCCCAACAGGCGTGTTCAACGGCTGCCAATACTATGACCCAACCCGTGCGGGCAAGCCCACATGGAAAAACTTCTACCCCGGTAGTATTGACATTACACAAGGCATTATTGCTTGTGAAGTGTTAGATGACCCCTCACAATTGTTCTTGGTGCAAGCCGACGGTGCAATTACCCAAGCCAATATTGGCAAAAACGCTGATCCTACTGCTTCCACAACTGGTAGCACAACGACTGGTGTTTCTGCTGGTTCTTTGAGCTCTGCCTCTATCGCAAAAACCGCAGCCTTGACTTTCAAGATTGTTGGTGTGAGCGATCAGCCCGACAACGAAATAGGTACCTATACAGTTGTTGTTGTTAAACTTAATCAACACCAGTACGGTAGCGTCGGTGTTGCTGCTGACGGAGCATAATCATGGCTATTACACGTTCCCAACTGGTAAAAGAACTTGAGCCCGGCCTGAACGCACTGTTCGGTTTAGAGTACAAGCGTTACGAAAACGAGCACGAAGAGATTTTCTCTATTGAGACATCTGATCGTGCATTTGAAGAAGAGGTCATGTTGACTGGCTTCGGTCAAGCCCCGGTGAAAACCGAGGGTGCCGGCGTTCAGTACGACACAGCACTGGAATCCTTCACAGCCCGCTACACACACGAGACCATTGCTATGGCTTTCGCGTTGACAGAGGAAGCCGTGGAAGATAACTTGTATGACCGCTTGTCAGGTCGTTACACCAAGGCTATGGCACGTTCAATGAGCTTCACAAAGCAAGTAAAAGCTGCTTCTGTGTTGAACAACGGTTTCACTGGCGGCAACTATGCCGGCGGCGACGGCGTTGCATTGTTCTCTACAGCCCACCCAACTGCTTTGTCCGCCAACTATGCAAACACTCCCGCAGTGGCTGCAGACTTGAACGAGACATCGTTGGAGCAAGCGTTGATCGACATTGCTGCGTTCATTGACGAGCGTGGCTTGAAGGTCGCTTTGACTGGCCGCAAGATGATTGTTCCTAAGGAACTGCAGTTCACTGCAGAGCGCCTGATGAAGAGCACTTTGCGTACTGGCACTGCTGATAATGATATCAACGCAGTCAAGTCTATGGGCATGCTCCCAGAAGGCTACGCTGTCAACCACTACCTGACAGACGTCAATGCTTGGTTCATCATCACTGATGCACCTAACGGCTTGAAAATGTTCCAGCGTTCACCTATCAAGACAGCCTTTGAAGGCGACTTTGACACAGGTAACGTTCGTTACAAAGCTCGTGAGCGTTACAGCTTCGGCTGGTCTGACCCACGTGGCGCTTACGGTTCGCCCGGCGCTTAATCCATACGCAGTTTGCGTACTAAAGGCCACCTTCGGGTGGCCTTTTTCTTGTCATAAAATTAAATTAGGATGGACTTGCAGCCGCTGTGGTTGCATAAATCTTAGGGGCACATCATGAAATTTGAAATGGAATTTGGCGTTTTTGGCAACAACAAATTAGTTATCGAGACTCACGATTTTGATGTTATCGATATCTTCCAAAAGTTTGTGGAGTTTCAAGAGCACTACGGTTGGGCTGTTGAGTACGAAGCTACTGCCGTGCTTGGTGATGACGAAGAAGATGACACTGAAGAAGAGTTAGACGGTGCTGAAGTTGAAGCTGCCGCCGAAGCTGCTGACAATAAGTAATATTAGGGGGCTTCGGCCCCTTTTTTCTTTTTGGCTTTTTTGTTTTCACGCTCGTCGTGATGGTGTATGCGGTGGCAGTTAGCGCAGAGCACAATACACTTCTTGACTTCTTCCATAGCCCGTTTAAAAGCACGATTTTTTATCAGCTTATTGACTGACTCTTCTTTGGTATTACTGTCTATGTGGTGGAAGTCAAATGTAGCCGGGTGATCTTGCCCACATTTTATGCAAGCTAATGTAGCTTTAAAGCTGCGCCACTGATCTTTATACGCTTTGGCAGACGCTTTACTTGCCGCAATTACAATCGCTTTATTGTTGGCATAGTACGTACTTGCATACGTCTTTTGTTTAGTTTGCTTAACTTTTGAGTCTTTATACGGCATGTTTAATCTTGTACTTCCAATACAGCGCCGTTTTAAAACTCCAAGGTTGAGATGGCTCAAACATTTTGAAACCTATAGCTATCAAACTGTTAGCGGACGCTGGGTTTTGATGGGTGTCCGTAATAACCCAATTCATACCTAACGTTTTGGCTTTGCGAACCCGCGCTTTAATAAACCTCTTCTGAAGCCCGCGTCCACGATGAGCGCGTACAACACCTGCCCGACAAAGATACATAGTGTCAGACCAACGACTAGAGGGAACAACACCAGCGAACCCAGCAGCCTCACCGTTCTGTGTGTAAGCGACATACCAGTAGCCTTTTGTAATTGGATAAATTTTATCGTGAGGAAGACACGCTTTTTGAAGAAGCGCAAGTAGTTGCACCACCTTTGGCTGGCGAGTATCGACAGGGACAATGCGGTATTTCATGCCCTCATAATGCCCACAAATTGTGACAATAAAAATAATGGTTGCACTGCTTAAAAAGCCATGATATAAACACAGTAATCCGGGCTTTCCGGTGCATCAAACAGTCCCGGCTGACAACATACAGATTGATGCGCCTAACTTGTATGTAAGGAAAAATCATGGCATCTACCACGTTTAATGGACCAGTTCGTTCCGTAAATGGCTTCCAATCAATTACTAAGAGCGCTACCACTGGCGCAGTCACCGTTAATGCTACGTTTGGTGCTACCACCAGCGTAACTAACCTGACTACCACAAATCTGGTTTTCACTGATCAAAATCACCCCACAACCGCCGCAATTAACGCAACGGCTACAGCCACTGCAGCACAAGTTGCAACTGGTTACATCACTTCCACATCTGCCGCTGCTACAACTATCACGTTGCCTACAGGCACATTGCTTGGCGCTGCTCTTGGTGCTGCAAAAGGCACAGTGATGGACTTGTACATTGACAACACTGGCGGTGCAAGCACAGTGACGATTGCTGTTGCAACCAACGGTATTTTGTCTACTGCTGCTGTTGACAGTGCGGGCAGTTTTGGTGACTTGACAGTTGCTGCTGGTGTTACTGGTCTTGCCCGTTTCACTATCATGTTCTCAAGCGCAACAGCCTACGTGTTTACCCGTACTGCTTAACTAGGAGGCCATTATGGCTTTTTTAACTGACGTAAAACAGGCACACATAAACACTAGTGGTTTTTTGGTGCTTGGACGAAACCGTATCAAGGCCATATCCTACGTAGGTACGGCTACTGCGGGTGCGGTGTCTTTGTTTGATACGACTACCGCTCCAATTACAACTGCCACTTACGGGCGCTCGGGCACTACGGTAACCATTACACAGGCTGCCCATGGGTTAGCTACAGGCGATGTAATTGGGGCTGATTTTGCAGCAGGGACTGGCGGAACAGCTACTAACGGAAACTACGCCGTAACTGTTACAAACTCAAGCACCTTCACAATCACCGACATCAATTCTGGCAATATTACAGCAGGAGCGGCCATGGTGTATGCGGGTCGTTGGTTGTTGACCTATGACGTCACTGCAGGGGACAGCTACAACAACGCGCCTTTCATTCCGCAAGATGGCGTGGTAGCTAGATACGGCATATATGCATACATGCCAAATGTGGCGGCAGTAAATATTTATTACGGATAAGGAGTCCAAAATGGGACGAGCAGCAAAAATGGCAGATGATCAGTACCAAGGCGAAGTTCAGCCCGGTGCACAAAAGCAAGACATGGCTAAAGGTGGCGCTAAGCAGACCCCTCGCAAAACAGTGGCTCGTTCTGGCTCCACTACGCCGCGTGGTGTAGGTTTGGCTCGTAATAAGCCCTGCAAGATGTACTGAAATGGCTAAGACTCCTGCTTGGCAGCGGAAAGAGGGCAAAAGTGCCAGTGGCGGATTAAACGCCAAGGGCCGTGCTTCTTACAACAAGGCCAATCCGGGTAAACCCGGATTAAAGGCTCCGCAGCCAGAGGGGGGTTCTCGTAAAGACAGCTTCTGTGCCCGTATGGAAGGCATGAAAAAGAAGCTGAC